CACCGTGGTTTACGGTGTGACATACTACCTCCTTTAACAGAGGTAGGACAGCTCCCTACAACATTTTTGGAGTTCGAAATAAACCGGATCTACGTTTCCTTTGCCTGACCCTTAGGGGACACATTGGAAATTTAGGTCAGAGTAGAACCACCTGGCCGGCTAACGGTACTTATTCTTAATAAGCCGTTAGGGCTAAAGAGCGGATTACTATCTATCCCCCCCCTCGAAAGAGGGGGAACAGGAGACCTTACCCACTGCTACGTTAACACGGACCTTCTCAAGTTCTCAGTTGTTTCCACCAGGGACCAATTGGGGTTAAAGCTTTTGGAGGCGAGTGATATCGTTGTACGGAGTTTTAGTAACTCTTGTAACAATATAACTTCTCCGGTAAAACGGCTACTGTGGTTTACACAGTAGAGTCGAGGCGAACATTGGGACCAAAGTTACTTCATATTGAAATAACATCGATTAAACCCCTATCAACCATAATACTTACTATGAAACTATCTAATATTTTAAATAGCATACAAAGTAAATATCGTAGTATCAAGAAGGCGATACCGCTAACCCAAAAAGTATTGGGTTCTGTTGGATTCTGGCGACAGACTCGGCTATTAATAGCTTTATCTTTAGCTAGAACTGACAGCTTAGCATATCGAGCTAACCTTGTGAAAATTTTCTTTGCCTATATCCTTAAGTTAAGCCAGAAAAACGGAGTAGACTTCACGGTAAAATACCTGAAGTGCTGTTCCGTGGCTATACAAAAAGAATTAGGTAAAGACGGGATCCTTTCTTTAAGAAACTTAGAGAAAGACCTTCCCCTTCCACGATTAACCAATCGACTTCCTAGAATTATCCCCCTTGGTGACCGAGCGTATATCAAAGCAGGTAATACTGCGGTTATAAGATTCTGGTTAAGTTTATTCAACTTATACAGAATTTTAAAAGCCACTCCAAAAATTAAATTGGAGAGTATCACTGCACCTTTCAGCGGATCTTTAGATCGCTTAGAGGCTTATAAGGCGCACGCAATAAGCGGTATGATATTCTTCGATACTTTTAGTCAAATCAAGAAATGGAGAGAGAGAAATCTTTCTCCACAGGGATTTGAAATTTCTAAGGCGGCAAGCCCTAGTCATTCAATTTCCTGTCATGGTCTGTTGCACGATATAGTGTATATGTACGACCACCGAAAAGATCTTTATGAAACACTGCATTATTTAGCCTTTGCTTCTCTACCTGTTCAAACTCCATTTATGGAGCACTTGACCGTTGGGTATGATATCTATACTTCATTTATCGAGCGATCACAATCAGAGATGATTATGAAAGACGGTAAAACGAAATTAGAATTACCCAAGGGAACGGTATCTAGAGCGAAGGTCAGTATGGTTGATGGATTGTCGCAGTTTGCTGTTAAAGAGGAAGCAGCCGGAAAAGTCCGGGTGTTTGCCCTTGTTGACAGTCTAACTCAGACATTCATGCGACCATTACATGATCTTTGCTTTGATATCCTTCGAGCGCTTCCAAACGATGGAACGTTCGATCAGGAGGCCTCAATTAAACGAGGTCAAGAGAAAGCAATTAAAGCTAATAAAGCATTTTCATTTGATCTTACGGCGGCGACAGATAGACTGCCCGTGTCATTGTCTGAATCAATACTAGCGGGGCTGCTTAATAACAGCCATTACGCTATGTATTGGAAACAGGCATTAACTGACCGTGATTTCTGGTTTAACCAAAAGGTCGCTGAACGTTATAACGTTTCTGCGGGTCCTTATAGATATGCCGTCGGACAACCGATGGGTGGACTATCTAGTTGGGCAATGCTTGCATTGACTCACCACTGGATAGTGCAAATAGCTGCTTTTAAAGCAACCAATAGGTACAGATGGAATGACGAATACGAGATTTTAGGAGATGATTTAGTAATTTTCGATGAGAAAATCGCTAAGTTCTACCTTGAAATCATGATCGAATTAGGATGCGAGATTAATTTGAATAAATCAATTTCGAGTCCTACTCGACCAGTATTTGAATTCGCCAAAAGAACTTGTTGGGGTCCTAACGTAGTGTCGGGTGTTTCCTTTGGTCAGATAAGAGCAGGTTGGAACGTAGGGTCACGTACCGCGAATGCATTGCATTTCGGTAACGCTGGCTTAATTACGAATCCAAATCTGTTGCTTGCTGTCTTGAGTAAAAACTCATTGAATAGTTTTATTGGTCTAAAAGACCGAATAACTTCTATTTCGATATTGTCACTGCTAAGTGCGTACTACCAACAAGGTAGAATCACGTTAGAGAGCCTAATTACGGCATTATTCGATCCCAAAAAGGGAATCGAATTTGCATCGGAGACGGTTGGTCTACCGGTGCAGACCGCATTAGGAGTATGCTATGAGCTGGTTCAGAATCGTGAGATTCACGAACCGTGGAGTTGCTACGAGGAGAGAAGAGAAATCTTCCTCGAACACAATTCCTTTCTAACAATGCAAACACTACTAAGTAGCGTTGCACTGGGAGAAAATTTGGTTAACAAGTGGAAAGCTTGGGTAAGAATAGGATCATATAATCTCCTATCCCTTCCAGTTCCAATTGATTACGATTGGACTAAGGGCGCCCCGCTCTACGATAAATTCCTGGATAAATATCCGGATGATATCGCAGATCTAACATTCCGTTTAACGGAATGGTGGGGTGATACCCTCGGTCTGGGAATCGTTACTGATGACCCGGCGGAACTCCTTGAGGAGGCCCGTGACCGATTGATCCAGTTCCAATATGAGGAAATGGAAACTCTAGACGAAGCTCTAGGTTTTGCGAAAAGATTGGAGAATTTCCAAACTATCGTAACTCCTGCTGTAAAAGCCGATACACCGGAAACGGTAATCGAGAGTGCATCCGTTATACCCCTCGTAAGAGGGTTATTCGGATTGCAACGTCTTAAAGAGGTCAAGAGCTTACAGTATTAACCTGGTAACAGGGGACGACTGTTGTCGCTTAGTTCTCACGTAGGTTAGCTAAATATGCTAGAGTGGTACACTTAAGTACTCATTTACTTTCTCCGTCCTAACAAAGACGGGTCGTAGTAAAATGGT